CACACATTTCGGCTTCGGCGATCTTGCCGTCCTTCACCTTTGCTTTACAGGCATCACAGAGGTTGGCCTCGTCATTACCTGTTTCCATTTTCTTTTTCTTCTTGTTAGCTTCGGTTTGGCCAGCGGCCCTGTCCTTGCAAGCGTCGCAGAGATCTGCATCATCTTTGCCTTGACAGGTTTCACAGAGTTCAGCTTCGTTCCGTTCCATCTTCTGTCCTTTATCTGCGCACGAGCAATTAGCCATTGACTTCTTGCAGGTAGTGCACTTAGTTTTGGTTGGGCTCTGCTCGGGTACCGGTCGACCACCAGAAGGTGCGCCTGCTCCACCGGGCTGAGGTTGCGGATTGCCAGGTGTCGGGGCGCCAAGGTCTGTCTTCTTCATTGCGTTCATGATCTCCTGAGCTTTTGCATCTTCGACATCTCGATATGAGTCAAGACGGTAGATGCCCTCGCTCGATACACCCAGTAGTATGGGCAGAATCGCAGAGTCGTGATTTTGACCGGCTGGCATGGAAACTGTTTCCAACGCAGGACTTCCGGTCTGTGAGACCTTGATCACCTGAGCATGCGGGTCGGCAGGATTGTTGACCCAACTGACTTCCTCGTACAAGAAGTTCGAGGGGATTAGAACCATGGGGACTTCATCATACATAGTACCGGGCGTATGTTCGCACGGTCCATCATTGCCAGCCCAGTCCTGTTTACACTGGGAGCAATAGGCCTCCGTAGTGCTAAACCCAACAGATACAGTGAGATAGCGTTCATCTAGGATTCGCTCTGCCGTCTTTGGATCAGAGATGTGGAGGTCTAGCTCGCCATAACCTAGGCCCTGGTAGTCCTTCATTCCCTGCATGTTCTTGAGGATCCAGTTTACCTGGTCGAAAGACTTCTCATTGCTAGACTTAGCATCAAGGAAGGTCTTGCCGGCGAAGTGGTTCCTGAACTCTCGCAGGGGATCTACGTATTTATGTGAAATGTCTACGTATCTTACAGCTCTTACACGTCCCACTGGATCGACGTGATCTGAGTGGTGTACCTGAACCGGTTTGGCAAATGGGTGCAGGAAAGTATCGAGGGAGGCCTTCATAGAGTCGGGGCGATAGAACGCCTTGTTCCGAGTCATGAGGCCGGCATGAGTTGCGGCAACGGTGACAATCAGCTGGGGCATTGGATGCGCCCCGTCTGTCGAAAAAGCGGCAGAATCACGTAGGAAGCGTTCCTTCCGCTCAGACTTGATGTCCCGAAGATCGCACTCAAAAATGTCAACAATCTTCAGCATTAGGTATCCATCTCCTCGTCATCAGCGTCAGGGTATTGATCGGCAATTCCGATGAACCCCGCAATGAGACCTGCCCTCAGGTGTGATCGCAACTTGCAATCCTTTAGGGCTTCTTCGACAACCGGTAGTATGACATCTTGGTCATGATTGTCAGGAAAGTGCTCGACGATGACCTTGGCCATCTCAATAAAGTTCTTGGTATGAACCAGTTCATCAGTCAATCCAGCGAGGGCAGAACCAATCAACCCAACATCTACTGAAGACTTGGCTTTGGCCGGCCCCGGGTTCTTCCCGTGCTGGTTTGCGGGCCCCGTGATGTTAGATGCTGGCCCCCCATGCTTGGCCCCCTTCTTAACGGGAGGTTGGCCTGGTACGATCTTTGGAGCTGGACTCTTGGTGCGCATAGGACCGGCGCCACCGCCATGTCCAGTTGGCCCACCAGCTCCGCCCTTCTTCTTGGCAGCCGGAAGAGCACCCTTTGGTTTGGGTCCACCACCGAGTGCCTTTTGACTATTGGATCCTGCTACTTTCTTGGCTGCCGCGGTAAAGGGCTCATCTCGAGCAGCGATGATAGCAAGTGGAACATCGATCAAGTGGAATCTTGTTTCAAGCCGATCACTATCAGTAAAGACGTCACGTCCGATTTGCTGACGTGCTTCATTCTGGGTAACAAGGTCATTGTTCCAGAGTTGGATCATGTGGCTCTCGTGCTTGATGAGGTTATCCAAATCAACATGAGCAAACCGCATCTTCACCTGATCGAAGGCATTGAGTGCCGAGATCTTCTGGGGATGTTCAAGGAATAAGTCGCCGAACATGCGCTGTTGGATCTGAGCAGCGAAGCCCAATTGGTCTTCTACTACAAGATCCTTTAGGTTCTGCGAGATGTTGTCTGCAGTGGCACGGTTGGCAGTATCGCCCTCGCCCATGTCAACTGCGCTGACTCCCAAGCCGGCATAGAGACGGTTCTTGAAGTGAGTTAGGTAGTGTTGAATGTCAAGTGCTTCTGAACGGGCGCCCACAATCTCGAGCTTGAATCGCTCTGATGTGATAAGCATTCCCTCGGCTTCCATGTTCTGAACCATGACCTTGGCCATATCGATTTCCGAACTGCCATCGCCATAGTACTTACAAGGAGCCTCCGGAGTACCAACGCTCAACTGGTAAACAGGGAACAGGAATTTGGAGATGAGAACTTCAACGTTCTCTTCAATCCTACGCAGTGCTGCGACGTCTTCAATCACACCAAGTAGCCGCGGCTTTCCAAAGAGGAAGTCGGGCTCACGATCAAGTGTTAGGTGAATAACGTCCCTTGGATCGAACTCCCAGAAACGCGTGCCATCCTTGAGGAATCGGATCCACATCTCCAACTTCCCATTCCGATACTTCGGGAACATGTTGAGAGGCGAAACGCAGAAATAGCCTGCAACTGGGGCCATTCCATCATGGGCAATGCCTGTAGATAGGTTAGCATCCCTAACCTTGATGATGAAGGCGTTCGAATACTTGAGTAGGGATGTAACGATCATCCTGAATAGTTCAAGGGTCGGTTGTCCAGTAACGTAAGCAATAGATTTGAAGCGCTTGCGGATGTAATCTACGAGGGCCTGATCTTCGCCGATGAAATTGAAACCTTGTTTGAACCAGAGGTTCAGCTGACGGGTGATTGCTTTTCTAACTAACGGCTCTGCATCGTAAACTGCCGCATGCTCGAGTAGATTGAACTCGGGGCGCAGTAAGCCATTGGTGTATGCAGAAACGATCTTGAGTCCAAGAACCTTGGGGCTATTGCGCAGCGCTTCGAAGTTCTTGTTGGCTAGAGCGTCCAGAAGTTTCTGAACCCGGTGATGTTCCATGGGCTCGAGAAGCTTTAGGGGACGGCCACGCTCTTCGTAAGCTTGCTGGGTTAGCCAGCGCATAGAGTTCGCTTGGTATTGCGGATCTTCCAAGATGGAAGCCAGGACTCCAGGCGCTTGCGGAAGCACTTCTTTAAGTTCCATTTACTGCCCCAGTGTCTTCTTCATACATGCGAAGAAGTTGATAGTGATAGGTTCTGAATCGACGATGAATGCGATGTCTTCGGCTTGGCTAGCAACTGAACTTCCTGCAACACTTCCTGGTGTCCCGGTCACAACACTTCCTGATGTCCCAGTGTTGATTGCGCGGATAGCAATGCCTGACTGCTCGAGAATATCACGAACGATTGGATTGTCTACCTGAATCGGATCACTTGTGATTACAATGTCAACATCATCCGCCGGCCTGCCTGATTCAGGTGGCGGAGGAACGATGAAGATCTTACGGTCTGGTAGGGTGATGTCGTTGAAGAACTTCCGCCCGCGGTCGGGGCCGCATGCATCATACTTCTGACGGGCATCTGAACTCACGAGGGCCTGGCACAAAGCAATCGCTCCCATAATGGTCTGAACCTGTTGTAGCAGTGTATTCATGACATCCAGATTCGAGTCATTTGATTTCAGCATCTTGAGAAGGTCCTGAAGTGCGCCGTCGAGGTTAAGCTCTACTCGGCCGCTACAGAGATTGAAAACCCCATCGAGCACCGCCATGACATTCTTGGTCTTGTTGTCTGCCGATGCCTTGAAGTCTGCTGTTGCATTTTGAACTTTGTCAATCGCTTCCGTGCTAGCCCTTGTCGCTTTGTCTATCTTGTTGAAAGCATTAGCGTTATAGACCGGGGTACTATTTGCGTTGTTCCTAGTCCAGTTCTTACCTGCCTCGTTCTTACTCCAGGCATTTTTGAAGGCCTGAGCTGCATTGTTTCGGCCTCCGGGAGATAGTATGGGATCTAGCTTCGCAAGTTGTGTCTTCAGGTCATTACTAATACAACGGATGGTATCTGTTATTAGGCGTGTGTATTTATCAAATCCCGTAGTATAGCCAACAGTGATCTTGGATAGGATAGAAAACACGACTCCCAAGAAGCTGACATGGAGGTGAGGGATGTCAACATTCCGGATCTCCGAA